AACACAATTGATCCGCAAACAAGTGATTTGAGATTTGCACAAGATACTGATATCACAGCAGCAATTGATACTGTGTTGTTAAACAGTGATTATGCAACTGCACAGTTGGAAGAACAAAATGTAGATGACAAAGGTCAACGCAAGTGGTGGCGCATTGATACACAGGTGTACAACATAACCGATAATTCAAATCAGAAAAAGAGCGGAGATATACCTCGTGTGATTGTTTACCGTATAGTACCTTACGGAGTACACACTAGTAAAACTACAGCAGTTAACACTAAGACATCTGGTTTTTCAAACCTTAAAAAAGAAGTCATTAAAGAATACAATTATATCTACACCGGAAAAAATGTAGACGTGATGAATTTTAGTATTGAAGTTAAAACTGGTTTTGCTGGTCGGATGGGAGCCACTAGCCTCAAGCAAACCATAGACAGTCAACGTCAAGCAGCAGCCAGCGGTGCAGAAAGCACAGACAAAAACAATGTAGATGTACTGGATGACGGCAAGAACCCAGAGAAAAAATTAGGTGTTCAACCTCAAAAAGTGAATTTCTCAGCCACATCATTTGGTAAAAATCAAGGCGGTGGCGGCATTGGCACAGAATCAACTGTTGCAGCACAACAGTTCCATGATGCAATTACCAGCTCTGCCAGCATGATGGCATTGGATATGAAAATTATTGGCGACCCATATTGGATTGCACAAAGCGGCATGGGAAATTACACAGCAATGCCATCACAATATCAAAATTTAAATACTGATGGCACAGTTAATTATCAAAACGGCGAAGTTCATATCACTGTGAATTTTAGAAGCCCAGTTGATATTAATCAAAGTACTGGATTATATGACTTTGGAAAATACGCTGGAAATTCAGTACCATTGTTACAATGGAGTGGGTTGTATCAAGTTACTAAATGCATCAGTAATTTTGACGGCGGCAGCTTCACACAAAGACTAACCGGACCTCGACTACCCGGACAAGAACAATCGGGAGACGGTAGTGCTAAGAATACTTTAAATGTGACCAAAGGCGAAAACACAGTATCACAAGCCACGCCATCATATAGCCCTACGCAAACATTTGATGATGGCTCTTCAATACAAACAATGGATGACGGATCTACTCTAATAACTGATTCTGATGGCAATGTCACAGCCACGGCAGCTCCTGACTCTTAAAATAGAAGAGATACACGCAAATAACATAGGCAATTACGAAGGATAACAATGTCAACTAATGATAATGCATTTGAAGAATATAGTACGCAACCCACAGACCCCAAGCCGGGCCCTTTCCTGGCCAGAGTTGTCAGCAACTTTGATCCAACTTACATGGGCATATTAGAAGTTGAAATCTTAAAACCAGTTGGCGGCACCAGCAGCGAAACGCAACTTCATCAAGTAAAATACATGACTCCGTTTTACGGTGTTACCAGTGAAAAGTACACTGGTAAAAATGATGATTATGCAGACACACAAAAATCGTATGGCATGTGGATGGTACCACCTGACTTAGGAGTAACTGTGGTTGTGATTTTTATTGACGGAGATCCAAGGCGAGGTTATTGGATGGGGTGTGTTCCTGATGAAAATATGAATTTTATGATACCTGGAAATGCTGCAACTGAAAATGTAGTGGAAGATGTTGAATCAGATAATAATGGTGTGCTTGGCCGAGTTCCCACAGCAGAATACAATAAAAAATTAGAAGATAATAACACACCAGGCGATCCGGAAAAGAATTTAAAACCACAACACCCGTTTACAAAAGTTTTAGAACATCAGGGATTGTTGTTTGATGATGTTCGTGGAATCACAACCAGCAGTTCTAGAAGGGAAAGTCCCAGCAATGTGTTTGGTATCAGTACACCTGGTCCTTTGGATAAAAAATCCGGCGCAAAGAAATTTAAAACTGGCAAAGCTGAATGGTTGGCTGACACATATGTTAATAGATTGGGCGGCAGCTCCTTTGTCATGGACGACGGCGATGCCAACTGGCTGCGTAAAAAAACAGCATCAATGGGCCCACCTGATTATGCCAGCATTGACGCTGAAGAAACAGACGGCGATGTTGAACTACCAGCTAATGAATTAATTAGATTGCGCACACGCACAGGCCATCAGATACTGATGCATAACACAGAAGATCTAATTTATATAGGAAATTCTCGTGGCACAACGTGGATTGAACTAACCAGTGATGGTAAGATAGATATTTTTGCACAAGACAGTATCAGTGTTCGTACACAAACTGATTTAAATTTTTATGCTGACCGAGATATCAACATGGAATGTGGCAGAAATTTTAACACAAAAGTCCGCGGTGAAAAACATACTCATGTGATTGAAGATCATATTTTAGTTGTTGACGGCAATCAAAAAATACAGATTAAAAAAGATGTAAACAAAACTTACGAAAAAAATTACAAACATCGTGTAAAACTACAAGTAGATAAATGGTATGACACATCGCATTTACACAAAATAGGCGGCGATTTTGACCTCAATATTGGTGGTCATAATTTTCAAACATCAGGAGGGTCAAACGAAACTAAAGCTGGCGGTAACATAGTAGAAACTGCGCCGGCAATCCATATGAACGGCCCCGAAGCAACCGAAGCAGTCCCAGCAAGCAAAGCAGCATTGCCCGCTCGTTTAAAATTACATAAATTATCAGACGAATCGGGTGAGTTTGTAGAGGATGTTATACCTCCAAGTATCATGCGCCGTGTACCAACTGCTGAGCCTTATCCATATCATGAAAACTTAGACCCGTTAAAAGTGAAGTCAGAAGAAACTGACAGAGACCTAGACAATAGGTATGAAGATGATGACACGGAGGATGCAGGCCCAGGAGGTGATGGAAATGTTGGCTACGAACTTGACCCAGACGATCTTTCAGAAACAATGCTTGACCCTGCAGATGCGTGGAAAGTTTACAGTCTTACACAAGACACCTTCTTAAAAGGAAGCAATTAATCATGGCTAATTTATACACAAAAACAGTTGTTGCACAAAACAACAACATACCAGATTTTAAAGTACAACGCTATCGCGGATTTAGTACAGTTAGTAGAAAAAGTAAGAATTTTGCATTGTATGATTTTGAATTAATCAAACAAGATATATTAAATCATTTTTACACAAGGCAAGGAGAGCGACTGATGCAACCTGCGTTTGGCACCATTATCTGGGATTTGATATTTGAACCACTGACAGACGAAATACAAAATTTGATATTACAAAATGTTAATGAGATTTTTAACAGTGATCCGCGTGTACAAGCTGGCAACATCTTGATAACACCATACGAAACTGGTTTAGAAATCCAATGCACTTTGCAATATGTGTTGTATAACATACAGGAAAGCATGCAATTGAAATTTGACCAAGCCAACGGCCTCACGACTTAATAAACTACGCACATAATTTTATTCGATAAATACTGATATTAGGACTTACTATGAGCTCAACGGATCGTCAAAATAACTTATTGATTGCTGAAAACTGGCAAAAAATATACCAATCGTTTAAGAACGCCAACTTCCAGAGCTACGATTTTAACAATCTTCGACGCACGATGATTGACTATATTCGCACTAATTTTCCTGAAGATTTTAACGATTACATTGAGTCTAGCGAATACCTTGCTCTTATTGACCTTATTGCGTATGTGGGACAAAGCATAGCTTTCCGAGTTGACTTGAATGCCCGTGAAAACTTTTTAGAGCTTGCAGAACGCCGAGACAGTGTGTTACGTTTGGCACGTATGATCAACTACAATGCTAGCAGAACAGTTGCTGCTAGAGGGTTGTTAAAATTCAACTCAGTGCAAACAACAGAGAATGTGATTGATTCCAATGGTAGAAATTTGTCAGGACAATTTGTCAGCTGGAATGATCCAAGCAACAACAACTGGTATGACCAATTTATTAAAGTAATCAACGCTGCATTACCATCAACCCAGCAGTTTGGAAATCCCATTGACTCGGCCACTATTGGCAATATTCCAACAGCTCAATACAGATTTAATGCAGTCAACAGAGATGTTCCTGCTTACTATTTCAGCAAAACAATTGCCGGCCGCAACATGAATTTTGAAATTACCAGTACAACATTCAAGGGAAAAAGTTACATATACGAAGAGCCTCCAAGAGTTGGAAATAAGCCAGCATGTGTTTACCAGGATGACGGCTTTGGCGCTGGCAGTCCCAGTACTGGATTCTTTTTTAATTTTACACAGGGTACTTTGAACCAAGGATCTTTCACAGTAACACAGCCAACCAGCAATCAAAGTATAGATATCAACTCACAAAACATTAATGATTCTGATGTTTGGTTATACAGTTTAGATCAAAGCACCGGCTTAGAAAAATTGTTATGGACACAGGTACCAGCAACCACTGGCAATAATATAATTTATAACAGTTTAAATTCTAATATTAAAGATATTTACAATGTCATCACCAGAGCAGGCGATGCAATCAGTTTAGCATTCAGCGACGGCACATTTGGTAATTTACCATTGGGTGGATTTAGAGTTTATTACAGAGTAAGCAACGGTTTATCTTATACTATCTCTCCATCTGATGTTGTCAATGTGGTTGTTAATATTCCTTATAGAAGTTCTAACAATCAATTAGAAACATTGAGTATCAGTTTAAATCTTGCAACCAGTGTGGCCAATGCAACCACAGCTGAGACAAATGCCAGTGTTAAGATCAATGCTCCTCAAAATTATTATACACAAAATCGTATGATAACAGGCGAGGATTATAATATCAGTCCACTGTCCACCAACTTGCAAGTTGCAAAAGTAAAATCATTAAATAGAACCAGTAGCGGCATTAGCCGTTATTTTGATTTGCTAGATCCTACTGGAAAATACAGTACCACTAATGTATTTGCAGATGACGGTATACTTTATAAAGACGAATACACTGCTGCTGTAAATTTTTCTTATATAGTTGAGACTGATATCGAAGGAGTGATATACAATACCCTGTATGATATTTTAGATTCTGATAGTTTAAAGAACTTTTATTATGCAAATTTTTTAGATTACTTGAATATTAGTCTTAGTATTTCTTGGTATACTGTAACACTGGATAGTAACTCAGTTAGTGGTTACATTGGTAGTATTTTAGATAGTACTCCTTACAAAGTTGGATCATTTACTGCTACTAATTTAAAGTACTTGACTGCGGGATCTTTGGTAAAATTTGTGGCACCCACAGGCAAATACTTTGACACAAATAATAACAATGCACTTGTGACTGGAACAGCCACATTGCCAGGTTCTGCCAGTTATATTTGGGCGCAAGTTATAAGTGTTGTGGACGACGGCACTGGAAATAACACTGGCAAAGTCACAATAAATAATTCCACGTCTGGTCCCATTGTAATGAACAAAGTAATTCCCACAGATGCATTGGCTGTACAAATTATTCCTAAATTTGCAATAACATTGACACCGTCAATTATTACCACAATGATTGATTTAATTTCTGCCAATGAAAATTTTGGCCTTCGTTACGATGCAACAATTCAAACTTGGCAAATTGTATTTTCTAACAATTTAAATTTAACAAACACATTTAATTTGGCAAATCAAGGAAATCAATCTAATTTACAACTAGATTCCAGCTGGTTAATTTTGTTCACCACAAATACTGAAATTTATACTATCACTTCTAGAAATCTTCGTTACATATTTGAAAGCGATCAACAATCTGCTTTCTATTTTGATACCACAGCAAAAATTTATGATTCAGTCACATCAAAGACCATAACGGACAAAATCAATGTACTCAGTATAAATCCAAAACCCGACGACTCTGTTTCATTCACACAGGA